ATCCGGCCCGAGGAGTGCTGGGAGGCGGCAGGAACCGCCGCAACCGGAACAAGGCAAGATGGTAAGACACGTACTTTAGAGTTGGATCGGGCCGATAACAACTGATGAGACTTTCCGCCACCTACGTATATGAGGGTGACACGATCTTTGCCTTTCACGGCAACACCCTGATCACGCACGGAACAGAACACAGCGCAGTCGAGCAGACGGCTGTTGACTACCTCAACAACCTTGTCAAGAAGGACAAGGAGGACGACAACGCAACCGAGGTCAAGAGTGCCCGCTTCATCGAAACCCCGAATGGGCTGAAAGGCGAAATCCTTGGCAACGTCAAGGGCCTTTGGGATGACGAGATTACGGTGCGTTGGGAGAACGGTCGTATCGCCAAGTACGATACACGTCTTGAGGGCAAGTACACCAAGACCGCAGGCACCGGCGAGCCGGAAAGCGCTCTCGACTACCTCACCAAGACTCTCGACGCCGACTACGGTCGCGACAAGACCTCGCTATCTGCTAGGCTCCATGATCTAGACGGCGTTGTCGCCAAGGTCGCCGCTATCGTGGGCACCGATGAGCTACCGGCAGCCGACGCAAGGCGGCTTGACGGCATCGCTCTCGCAGCAGAGCATGAGCAGAACGAAATCCGCGAGGCGCTTGCCCACTTGGAGCAGGCGGACTACGAATCCTTCATCCCGGTCGAGCCGTTCAAGGCTTCGGCTGTCGAGCAGGCTTCTCTCGGCCAGGGCGCTTACAACGAGCGCGTGGGTCGTGGTGGTAGCTGGCTGGACGAGACAATCGATGACATGATCCGCGAAGCAGACTCCACAGACTTCGACCGTCTACTCCTAGAGGGTCCGGGACAGTTCGTGGTGGACGTTGACACGGCGGCACTTGCCGACCAGGGCGTCACTGCACAGCTAGCACAGACCTTCATCGAGAGCAAGACCGCTGGTCTTGTTGGTGAGGCTGTCGAAGACTATCGCAAGCAGTTCCTCGCCAAAGCGGAGATTGCTCGTCGCCAAGAGCTACTAGAGCGCCAGCGCACAGCCCGTGTCGCAGCAGAGAAGCAAGTAGAGCAGGAGAAGAGCGACAACCTCCCCGACGAGTCGCTGTTCATGTGATGAGTGACTTTGACTACAACGGATACGGACTCTTCGAGTCACTAGCCTCAGATCAGCAGGAGGAGCGTCGAGCACAGCGCAAGGCGCTTGTCACTGCGTCTGCCCGAGTTGAGAACACCCTCGGATCCTGGCTCAAGGCAGCCTCTAGCGGTCCCGAATTCGATGAGCGTTACTCGCTCGTCCAGCAGGAGTTCATCTCAACGATCCGCGAGGCCGCTGAGGAGTTCGGCGTTCCACATGCCCCCGTCGCCAACACCATCTTCTCTCACTACCGCACCGCAGCTTACAAGCTAGCTGACAAGGACGAGGACGAGGAGGACGAGAAGTCACTCAAGGAGGCTCCTGAGCCTGTCGAGAGCGAGAAAGACGAGGAGGACGACGATGACGACATGTCAGATTGGCACTCCGAGTCATCTGTCAAGACCGCTGGTCACTGCAAGGAGTGCGCTGGTAAGGGCTGTTGCCCAGCCGATTGCGACTGCACCGATTGCTCTTGCTGCGGGGGTAAGCAGAGTTCTTTTTTAGCTGAGGCTGATACCCGGACCGCCGATGGTGGCGAGAAGGGACAGTGCTCAGAGTGCGAGAACGAGGGCTTCCTCAAGGGAGGCGTCTGCGGACCGTGCCGTGGCAAGAAACTAGAGGAGCGTGAGTCCAAGGACAAGGAGCACTGGATCCAGGATGCAGTGAAGAAGCCTGGTGACCTCCATCGCAAGCTCCACGTACCCGAGGGCGAGAAGATCCCTGAGTCGGAGATTGAGCACGCCGAGGAGACTGGCGACAAGGATCTGAAAGAGAAAGCGCAGTTCGCAGAGAACGTGCGCAAAGGCCACATCCGTTGGGCAGCCAAGGAGAGCTTCTACCCAGGCGGCTACGGCAACTCTGACCAGGAACTCGCGTACCTTGACTCCGAGCAGCCGATCAACTACGACGACGGCTCAATGGAGGGCGACCACCTATCGGGTCGTCACTACGAGAGCGGTCCCGTTCCGGGTTGCCCATGGTGCGAGAACCCTGGACCGGCATGGCACAGCCAGGAGGCAGAACGCTATGACCCGCACGGTGACTACGACCCGCACGAAGGTCGCGTTGCTGCCGAGGGCGCTGACGCCGACGATTCGTACGAGAAACCAGATCAGTCACTAGGCGAGGGATCAGAAGCCGAGGGCAATTCCGGTCTATCTGACAAAGCATCGCCGGTTATCGACAAGGGCGAGGCCCGCAAAGACGGTGACACAGGTTGGAGCCTAGAGTCCGTTGACCCGCCGAGCAAGAAGCACCCGACCGTCCACATGGACCCGACCGTGGTCCTCCCGCGCGAGAACATCAAAACGACAGTGAAGGATCAGGTCAAGGGCATCGGTGAGTCAGTCACCGAGAGTCAGGAGCTACCGACCTCAACGAACTTCGATGACGCAGGCTTCGCAGGCCCGAACCAGGAGCAGGCTCCGCACACAGACCAGTGGGGCAACGACGGCCAGGTCGAGCCGGTCACCAACACAGCGCTAGCTAAGCAGCGCTGGGCAGCCGCCTTTCCTTTGGACCCCAACGCCCCGAGCGGGCGTGACCCTCGCGCACCGCGAGTGGATCCTGCGGCTCCGCCCCGCCCCGAGGATTGCCCGAACTGCCGAGGCGCAGGATGCGAGTGGTGCCACGGCATCGGAGCCGCTACTCTAGAGCGCGACCTGCCTCCGGGCATTCGTGCCCAGGACGCTACTCCGGGCGGCGTGACTTTCCCCGCTGAGTGGGTGCAGTAATGCCTCGCCGCTTCGTGAAGGAGGCGGCTCCGGTCTTCCCTACCGGGTACGCACCACATGAACTAGAGGAACAGCGCCAGGGTGTTCCACCTGGCGGTGCTCTACCTGCTAAGGAGGATAACCCATGGGGCCAGGTCTACCCGTGCCCCGACTGTGGACAGCCGGTGCGTCATGACTTCCAGCAGTGCCCGAACTGCGGTAAGGAATCTGTACCTCCCGCTCAGCCAGGAGGACTACCTTCGATTTGGGGTGGTAAGCGCAAGGACGAGACTGAGGAGGAGGCAGAGGTCGAGAAGGACCAGGATCCGCAGGACAGCGTTCTCGACGCGCTCGAAAAGGGTAACGATCCTTCGTACGAGAAGAAGAGCTACGGAGAGCTTCCAGAACGCGGACCCGAACGTCGCGTGGAACCCGAGCGTCGTGTTCCTTGGACAGACGAGGACGAGGCCAACCATCAGCGCGAGCTAGAAGAACGCAAGAACATGGGCTACAGCACCACGGAGATTCAGCGCGTCCTTCGCGCCGAGCAGGACCGTCGCCAGCAGCAGGACCGCCGACTCAACGACATGTCTCCGATTCAGTGCCCCGAGTGTCGAGCGGGCACGCTACAGGGACCGGCCTGCAACAACTGCGGCATCACCACTGAGGAAATTCTGAGCAAACCAACCTCCCGCGAAGCCGATGTGTCAACCCCGCCTGGTACCACTGTACCGCCCGCCGAAGGTGGTCCGTCAACGCCTCCGAACGCGGTAGAGGGTGAGGGATTGGTACCACAGCATCCAGTTGCGGAACCCTTCGTGGGCTATCAGGGAGCCGAGACAGGCAACCCGGCCATTGACGAACAGTTGCAGTACGCGGTGCAGCAGGGTGCAACACCAGAAGAGGTTCGGCAGAAAGCTGCGGAGCAGGGTCAGCAGGCTCTACAGCAGCAGCATCAGCAGGGCTGGACTCCACAGAACATGTATCAGCTAGCCAGCGCCGAGAATCCGCTAGCTGACATCCTCACACAGTACACCCACGGCTTCGTTTCACAGGCCCGTGTGGACCAAGTACGTAAGCTGCTATCCTAATAGGGAAGGCTCCAAGTGGGGTCAAATCAACGACGTAAGTATTGATGGCTGACGAGAACCAACTACTACGGGCAGAGCTAGACAAACTCCGTAGACACGGGATGACTCTTCCGCGTCACAGCGGACGCGCTGCTCAGTCTTACGGCGAGGCAGTTCACACGAATCACGCGCTTCTACAGGCGGCAGGGCATGACCTAGACCGCCTCGGAGTCAGGCTTGGGCGCAGCATCACGCAGGACAACTACGATTCGTCAGTCAAGAACATGCTGGGCGAGAACCAGGCCAAGATGCAGGCCATGCAGAGCAAACGCAGCATGAGCTATCGCAGCCAGGGAGCTAGCCCGCACCTGGGCGCAAGCCGTCGTGAGCACTACCGCATGTCAGCGGTTGACCACCAATCCAACTTCGGTGGAAACCCCGGCGTCGGAACCTCGACAGGAGGCGATGCCTACAACGCCATCCCGCGTTTCTACGATCCGCTTGAGTATTGGGACATCAGCGGCCTGCCGTGGAATGTTGCGGACGAAGGCCATCGTCACAAGCTCCACAAGTGGCTGCGCTTGTACTACGCCACCCACTACCTCGTCCCGATCCTGATCGACATCTTCACCCGCTTCCCGCTCGTCGGCATGGAGCTTGAGTGCAAGGATCCGAAGCTCAAAGAAGTGTACGAGTCGATCTTCCTCGACAACCTCAAATACGAAGACTTCCTCGTTGGCCTCGGTCGCGAGTATTGGGTCGTCGGAGAGGCGTTCCCTCTCGCGTCCTTTGATGAGGACTTGGGCGTGTGGGAGCATGAGGAGTTGATCAACCCCGAGGACATCGTGATCAACAACTTCCCGTTCCTCAACTCCAAGCAGTTGAAGATCGCTCCGCCCGACTACCTCAAGCGCATCGCACAGACCAAGCTCCCGGCTCGCGAGTATTACCTCCTGCGCGAGAACTTCGAGGACTTGATCCCGTACTTGCTCAAGGGTGAACACATCCCGATCAGCCCGGTGATGATGCGCCACGTCGCCAACAAGATGAACAATTGGGACGACCACGGCACCCCGATTCTTCTACGCGGCATGCGAACCTTGCTCCATGAGGAAAAGCTCATGGCCTCGCAGGAAGCCATCGCTGAGCGTCTGTACTCGCCGTTGATCCTCGCCAAGCTAGGGATCATGGACATGGGCGACGGCCTCCCGCCGTGGCTCCCCGGCCCGGAAGAGCTTGAGTCCGTCCGTGACGACCTCGACATCGCGCTGTCATCTGACTTCCGCGTCATGGTCCACCACTTCGGCCTTGAGATTTCCAACGTGTTCGGGCGCGAGCAGATGCCTCGCCTGGGCGACGACTTCGACCGCATCGAGCGCAGGCTCATGCAGGTGTTCGGCGTGAACCCGTCACTGCTCTCAGCGGGCAGCAACACACAGCCGTACGCCTCTAGCGCGCTACAAGCCGAGTTCATGAACCAGATCCTCCGCACGTTCCAGGGCATGCTCAAGGAGCACTACCGCGAGCGTGCTCTCGTCGTGGCTGAGGCGCAGGGCCACTACGACTACGAGACAAAGGGTGACACACGCATCCCGATTTGGGAAAAAGTCGCCATCACCGACGAGGAGACAGGTGAGCGTCACATCGAGGAGGTACAGAAGCTCCTGGTCCCGGACCTCAAGTTCGCGACCTTCGACATGCGCGACCAGGCTACCGAGCGTCAGTTCCTCATGGCCCTCCGTCAGATGGGCGTCCCGATCCCGAACGAGGATCTGCTCATCGGCATCGACTGGAACTACCGCGAAAAGGTCTTGCAGTACAACCGCGAGTTGAAGGAGCAGACCATCGCTCAGCAGCGCGCGAAGCTCGACACCTACATCGCTCTCGCCACGCAGGGACTCCCGATCCCGCTCGACCTCAAGGCCGAGGTTGAGTCCGTGCTAGTCCACGGAGCAGGCGCAGGTGGGGGTATGCCCGAAGGCGGCGGTGGAGGCATGGCAGGAGCACAGCAGCAGAAACCAGGCGGCATGCCCGGATCAGTTGGTCCTGCCGGTGGCCCGCCTGAACTTGGACCTCCTGGCGGCGGTGGTGGAGGCATCAACATGCCGCCTCCGCCTCCTGGCCTTGGCTCAGGACCGGGCACCGCGCCTCCTGGCGGCGGAGCACCGGCAGCTAGCCCGATGGCTCCTGGTCCCGCAGGCACCGTCCCGCAGGTGAGCAACGAGCGTCGTCCTGGCCTGAAATACAACACGTCGAACCAGGGCCACCCGATCATCGGTGCTCGCGAGGGCAGCGACTTCGATCAGTTCATGGCCGACTACCCCGACCTGGGCCTCCCGTTCGTGGACTACGTGGCCGACAACACAGAGGACGAGCTAGACAAGATCGACCGTGGTACCCTGCTATCGTTGAGCAAGGCATGGCCGAAGAATGCAGCAGCATACCAGCACAAGGTTGCAGAGGAGGTCGCGGTATATCTCGCGAACACCCCGGATTCAGAGCCGGAGCCTGCTAAAGTAGAGCCACCAGTTGAGTTCACACTCAAGGCGAATCAGGAGCTACGGAAAGTAAAGGGTGAGCCAGATCGCATCATCGAGACACCTTCCAAGAAACGGATCAAGCACAAGGTCGCGACTGACAAGAAGTACACTGTCGTTGACCCGGTGGAAAAGCCGCTTCGTGTAACACCCGAGGAAGAAGCCAAGCTCCGCAAGGCGTATTTCAAGGCCAACAAGATACCACTACCAAAGGATGAGAATGAGTCAACCGAGCCAAAGTCAGAAGATCAGCAAGTTTGAGCAGTCTTACGAACTGGCTTATCTTGCTGGTTTCTTCGATGGGGAGGGCTGTGTATCTATCAATCGAAGTCCTTACCATACTTCGATTGGAACACTTCTGCACACTTACCGACTGCATGTGCAGGTATCCAACACGTATCATGGCATTATTGATGACCTCGCGCGTACATATGGCGGCTACCTCGCCTCGCCTAAGCGTGAATTGAATGTTTGCAAGCGCCTCGATTTGTATCGCGACCAGGCCGCAGCGTTCTTGCAATCTATACAACCGTATGTCCGCATCAAGCAGGAGCAAGTTACTTTGGCTCTAGAGTTTCACGAACATACCTCTACGTCGGGTAGACGTGTTAGTATTGAGGAGGCTTCGTATCGCAAGGCTTGTTACGAGCGCATGAAAGAATTGAAGCAGAGTTACCGAGTCCCGACAAAGGAGATAACATGAGTAACAGCAGTAACGTCAGTCCTCTTGACGACCCGAAAGTTCATAGGCTAGTCCGAGAGTACATCGCCGCAGGTAAGACCAACAGCAGCATCGTTTCATCACTCAGCACCCAAGGTGTTCTCACCACCAAGGACTCCATCCGGAGGTTCCGCAAGCGTAACGGCCTAGCCCCGCCGTCTAACTCCCCACTCCGACCGGGCGTGAAGGTAGAGAAGGGCACAGCAGAGGTCACGACTCCCCGCCAGGTCGGGGTCAAGCTCGATGACCCGGACACCATGCTTGAAGAACGTGGCCTTGATCCCGCCGAGTGGGACATCGAGGGCGCAGTCATCAACGAGTGGGATGGCCCGAGCCAAGAGGGTCCGGTCACGTACCACCAGGCGAAGCTCCGCCTCAAGCGCAACGTGGACTCGTTCATCTTCCCGGCCCGTAGCGATGGGTGGAAAGCGCCGCAGCGCAGTCTCCCGACAGAGGGATCACACCTTGTCGCCATCATAGGCGACCAGCAGGAGCCGTTCGCGGACGAGAACCTGCACTACCTACTCTGCGGCTGGCTCGAACAGAACCAGCCCGACGAGATTGTCAGCCTCGGTGACACTGTGGACTTTCCGGACATCAGCCGTCACAGGCTAGACCCGGAGAACGGAGCCACGGTCAACGAGTGTATCCAGACCGGCTACGACAACCTACGCGGCGTACGTCAGGCTGCCCCGAATGCGCGCATCCGCAAACTTGCAGGCAACCACGATGAGCGCATGCGCAACATCCTGCTCGACAAGCCAGCAGTGCGGTCGCTCTACGGCGTCAAGCAGGCGGACACCCCGGACGAGGATGGCCCGCCCGTGCTCTCGATCCCTCACTTGCTTCGCTTGGACGAGTTGGGCATCGAGTACGTAGATCCTTCGGGTCCGTATGACATGGCGCAGATCAACCTCAGCGACCACTTGGCTGTGCGCCACGGCTGGATCGCCCGACAGGGATCAGGCGTGTCGGCTCTCGCTACGCTCGACTACCTCGGTTACTCCTGCATCGTGGGTCACACCCACCGTCAGTCACTCATCTACAAAACTCGCCACGACATCGACGGCGGCACGACGACACTGACGGCTGCCGAGGCAGGCTGCCTCTGCAAAATCGATCAGAAGCCGTACAAGGGCAGGCAGTGGCCGAACTACACGGTCGCTCCCGACTGGCAACAGGGCTTCTCCACGGCGGTCGTTCACGCCGATGGCACGTTCAGGATCGAGAACGCAACCTACGTCAAGACGAAGGGCAAGGGCGTTCTTCTGTGGAGGGACGAACAGTACCGCTGAGCACTTGACAAGGGTGCTATAGTGTAGTTCATCGGGTGGCTGGAAGGCCACAAAGCGTAGTAGAGTCGAAAGGGCGTCATGGGCGCTAGAGCAAAGAAGAGGAAGGCTGACGAGCAGACGTACCAGCAGAAGAAGAACGCCGTCTGCATCGTCCTGTATGACACGACTGGTGAGACTCTGAGTCCCGTCGCGCGTGAGGAGTTTGAGGAAGCGGCTCTCCGAGTCGCGCAGCATCATCCGAACGTCCTGCTAAGCATCTCGGATACCTGAGATGGGCATCAAGCCAGCAGGTGACTTCGAGGTCACGCCTGTCACCATGGAGGGCAAGAAACCCCGTGGCGTTGCCTGGTGCAAACGCTGCGGGCGCAAGCATGCCAGGAAGTCAGAGTGCGATCTGGTAGAATACGAGCCAGGTCGTTTCATGGGCCGTCAATCCTACGAGAAGAGAAAGGCAGAAGAGAATGGCGAGTGATCAAGTACGCGGGGTAGACCCCGACACAGGAGGGGAAAAGGGACTCAAGCTCGCATCGATAGGCGATGCTTGTCCGAAAGCCCTCATGGAGATTGCCAAGGTCTATGGACATGGACGCAAGAAGTACAGTCGGGGCAACTACCTCAGCGGCTATACGTGGAGTTCGTCATACGACGCTCTACAGCGGCACCTACTGCTCTTTTGGGCCGGGGAGGAACGCGACGGCGAAGGCGTAGTCAACGAGTTGGTCGAGCAGGGCGCGGACCCCAACGATGCGTGGCAGCAAGTGATCGACTCGACGGACGACGAGGGACACTCGCTCTACTCAGGGCTGCATCACATGGCCCACGCCGGATGGCACTGCATCTGCCTCCTGGCGTTCACCATTCGGAAAATCGGAACGGATGATCGACTATGAACCTCAACGAGTATCAGCGCAAGGCTGAGGAGACTGCCACATGGGGCACCTTCTCACAGGGCGACGGCAAGGGCGTAGGCGAGCCGGGAGGCATTCCTGGCGTGGTCTACTGCGCTCTCGGACTCACAGGCGAGGCCGGGGAGGTTGCGGACGACTTGAAGAAGGCGTACCGCAACGATGGGATCATCACGTTCGAGCGGCGGGAGAAGATCCTTGAGGAGCTTGGCGACGTGCAGTGGTACCTCGCTCTGCTCACGACGGAACTTGGTGCTACACTAGACGACGTAGCGCAAAGGAACCTCACGAAGCTCGCGAAGCGGAAGAGGAAAAACGAACTCAAGGAGCACGCATGAGCACCCAGGCGGAGCACGACCTATTCATGAGGTTCCCCGGAATGACGCGGGAGCAGATTGAGCGCCAGTTGAGCGAGAGGCTTGAGGACGACCTACGGGACTTCCAGTTCCAAGTGCTACCCTCAGACGTGCCGCACCTACAGGCCGTAGCAGCCGATCCTAGACCAACCGTCTATCTCGCAGGACACATTTCAGCGGACAACTACCGCAAGGTGGCAACAACCTACCTGGACGACTACGGATGGGAGGTTCTGGACCCGTTCGTGCGGGCCGACTTCCGTGACCGAGACAACCTCGACATGGCTGCTCTCTCAGAGGAGATTGTCGAAGGCGACCTCAACGACATCAAACGGTCGCAGGCTGTCTTGGCCGACTGCACCATCGGCAGCCCCGGTACATCGATGGAGATTTGGTACGCGAACTCGATTGGGCGTCCAGTGTACGCCTTCGTGGAGCGTGGCAATCGCATCAGCCCATGGGTTCACTACGTGGCCCATGAGAAAGTGGAGGAGACTCTATCTGATGCGCTCGTAAGACTTGTAGGTGACTACCAGTGAGGATCGCACTCACGTACATCGCGGTGGTAGCGTTCGCCGGGATCGGAGTGGTGGCCTTCACGGAAGCCAACTACAAGGTAGGCGTTGCAACAATCATGCTGGCGTGCGCTAACGCACTCCTGCTACTATAGGAGGTAGTCATGAAAGCAAACATACTGTACGTCGCAGGGCCAATGAGTCACATTCCGCAGTACAACGTTCCAGCGTTCCTAGACGCTGAGAAGGACTTGCTCGCAAGGGGCAAGAAGGTTGTGCTGCCGGTAGACCTCAACCGGCCCGAGGAGGTCGCGAAACTGATGGCGTGCCCGTTGGGTACTGAGTCAGCGACCGGACGGACCTGGGAGGAACTTCTCTCAGAAGACTTGCTCCTGATCCACAAGGAGGGCGTCGAAGCAATCTGCGTCCTACCCGGATGGCAGCGTTCACGCGGTGCGAGGTTGGAGACATTCTACGGTCGCTTGCGCAACCTAGAGATTGTCCACTACCCGAGCCTGCGCGCAGTCGCAGCCAAAGACATTCAGGTGGCGCACGGCGTCCCTTTAGGAGTGACTAACTACTGATGCCAGAGACAGCTTCCCAAAGACGATGGATGAAGGCTAACCCTGAGAAGGTAGCCGAGTATATGCGAAACACTAGGAAGCGTTTCCCTGAGAGGGAGCGCGCTAGGGTGATACTGAATCGCGCTATTCGCAGAGGGGAGATAGTTCGTCCAACAGTCTGTGAAGATTGTGGTCGTTACGAGGGCTGGAATAATGAACCCCTTCCTGGCAAGGGCGTCATCGAGGGTCATCATACGGACTATACGCAACCCCTGATCGTTGAATGGCTTTGTCGGTTATGTCATAACGAGATGAGGTTGGTCTGATGCCCTACGTAGCCCCGGAGATAAAGGAGGAGTTGGTAGACGGTCGCATCCCTGAGAATGTGGGAGAGCTTACCTTCTGCGTCACTAGCCAGCTAGCGATGTACCTGGACGAAAAGCTCTCCCGCACGGGAGGGATTCACTACCAGGATCTTGCCGAGTGCAAAGCTGCACTGGTGGGTGCCCTGCGCGACTTCAATGAGCGCGTTGAGGCTCCCTACGAGAAGAAGAAGGCCGAAGAGAACGGCGACGTGTGGGGAAGAGGGGTGATCGAGTATGTCGGAGGCGACTTCTACGGATACCTTTGATGACAGCGATCTACCGGATCCGACCGAACCTTTAGGTTTCACTTCGGTTCTACGGCGTAATATATGTGGAGTGTTCATTTCCAGGATGCGATCACCCCGTTCGTTGCAAGGGACTGTGTAGTGGTCACTACTATCAGAAGATCAAGGGCCGTAAGCGGCGTCCTCTCCATCGCGGGCGAGAACCGATTACAGACGGTTCGGGAGGATGGAGCACTAAAGACGGATACCGAGAAGTCAAGGCTCATGGTCATCCCAATGCGGATTCTAAGGGTCAGATTCTTGAGCATCGGCTGGTCATGGCAGAACATCTTGGTCGCGCACTTCTTCCGGACGAGACAGTACATCACAAGAAGGGTAATCGGTCTGACAACCGCATCGAGAATCTTGAGTTGTGGACGACCAATCATCCCAAGGGTCAACGGGTCGAGGATCTGCTACAGTGGGCTGATGAACTCATTGAGCGGTATCGAGGGTGAGTCATGAGAACTTGTTGGTGCGGAGAACCGTTGTCGCATCTCAACCGGATATGTCCTGAGAAACCTATCCTTGTACGTGACGAGGGTGGCGAGTACATAGCGACAGGCAGAGAGGCAAGAATTGAGCGTCACCGCTTGGCTGAGCAACGGGATAACGAACATGCACAACATCAGGCTGAACGCTGGCCGGAGAATGTGATGCCATGAGCGAAACAGAGGACAATCTTCCCGACCCTACGGAACCAATAGCGGTCATCCGTCACCACTTGCATGAGGCGCTGCTGGTGATCGCGGACTCGCACGTCAAGTCGCAGGCAGAGGACTTGATCGAAGCGTTCCGTCACAGCACGCCTACGTCGAGGGAGTCGGCGTTGTCTCGTCGGCTCAATCGCTCGAAGATCATGCTCGCGGGCTACCTGGGTCTGCTTGACGACGAGGACGAGGATGGAATCGAGCTAGAGAATGAGTGACCACATCCCGCACAGGCACGCGGGAAGTCCCTTCTACAACCCGCCAGTGCCGATAGGCGACCCGGTTCCACCGCGCGTCAGCCTACCCGAGCCAGCGACGGCGTTCCCTCAGAAGCAGGCCGTGTACGACGGACCCTCCGAACGTGAGCTTGAGGCGTGGTACAATGTCCTCAACGACATCGTGCAGTCACCACCCTTCGAGCATCGAAGCTCACTGTGGGACGAACTCTCAGACCTTCGAGACTCCATCTACAGATACCTACGAGGATAGAAAGGCAGACATGAACGAGAACGAACCATCAGTCGGAGACATCATCAAGGGCTTTCCGGCCTTCTTCACGCAGTACCTACTTGGCTTCGTGTGGGGCGGGCTGTGTGACGTGACCCTCGCGAGCCTTTGGCTTGGAAGCATCGCCCTTGGCTTGGCTACCTCATGGGAGCTAGGCGCAGCGGCGTTCTTCTTCGGCCACTTCTCCATCCGCACCACGAACGCGCTTGGACAGGCCGCAGTGCGTGCAGGGCGTGAAGTCAGGATGCCGTTGGGACGCATTGGCAACCTACTCACACCACCACCTCCGGTTGAGGCTGAGGCAGAGGAGACAGCACCAGAGCCAGATAAGGATCAAACTTCCGAGACATAATGGTTGATGGACACAACGTACAGAATCCCGATCAACTCGCGCGTCAGGCTCAGGGACGGGATCGATCCCGCTCTCTACAAGGGCTTCTCATGCACGGGCAACGAGGGATGGGTCCGCAACCATCGTGCCGACGAGCACGGGTACCCGCAAGTTCTGATAGAGTGGGATCATGACCACTGGTCCTACAACGGAGCACAGAACTGCTGGACCTGGGAGGAGCACTTCGATCTAGTGGAGGGAGCAGACATGCCAGAGAAAGATCCAGACAAGGTGAATAGACTGAAAGGCTTGGCGGATGCGTTCATCCAAGAGGTCTTGGGTCAAGAAACGGCGCAGCCCGAGGCGGCTAAGGTCGTCCCTGTGCCTACCCCGACAGGAGTCGAGGTTCCCGCAGAGCCAGAGGAGGACACGCCGGTCAACATCACCGCCGAGGCTATCGAGGCTCTTGGTAAGGCGAAAGCCTTCGTCGTCATCACGGTGCAGGAGGATGAGAAAGATGGGCAGAGACTCATTTACCCGGCCATTTATCAGCAGTCCGAGGACGAAAAGTGGGCGCTGATCTGTCAGGGCCACATCGGTCACCTACTCACACTTCTCCACGACTCGCTTCTCCAAGAGAAGCTAATCAAGAACCAGATGGACAACCAGAATGCCGAGTGACGTAGGCGCAGTCTGCGAGTGCTGTGAGGCCAGTCAGAAGAAGAAAGAGCAGCCAGTCCGCCATCTGGTAGCTCTTCCTGCTGTGCGCCAAGGTCCAGCCTTGGCTGTATGTGAGTGGTGCGACGAGCCTGTGATTCGTACGGCAGAAGCGACAGTCGCCCGCCATGCTACTTGAACCGGGATCCGGCGTCAAAGCTCAGACGCCCGAAGAAGCCGAAGCGCTTGTCAACGGCGGGTACAAGAAGTGCTACAACCCGCAGTGCAACTTTCACCTGTCACCCGAGACACAGCAGACCGTAGTCGCGAACGGTGGCGGCTACTACACCTGCCCGAATGCGAAGTGCAAACAGTCACACGACCTGATGGAAGACCTTCCGTGGCATGGTGCCAGTGATGAGCAGGCTCAGTACAACGAGGACAAATTTCAGCAGGAACGCTACGAACCGACCGAAGAGACTTACAAGCCGGGATTCAGTCCAGGCGGCACCACGCGCATCGGCTTGAGCTTGCAGGAGCAGGCTCAGATTGGGGAGGATGTCATCGAGCACCTGGGAAGCCTGCCAGGGTACGGACCTATCGTGTGGTGGCACCAGGGCGGCGCTACCGAAGCCTCACCGCTTGACGGCGCGACGAAGGAATGGGGTCTAGAGGTCAAGACCATCGGCTATGACGCTACCCACCACCGCTTCATTCCAGGCCGCACGTACGAGAAGGAAGCCAAGAACAAGCAGGCCGAGGAAATGGGCCTCAAGGGTATCCTGGGCATCCTGGTGCTGCTCAACTATCGCACCAGCGAGGCCGACGTGTACGTCAAAGAGATGCCCCTCACGCCGTGGCAGAACTCCAAGGGTCGCGAACTTCGCGGGGTGGCCTCATTCCGCTCGCAGGGCAGCACCCACTTGCTTGAGAGGGTCAAGTTCAACAACCCGTTCATGAACCCGACAAGCAACACGCCTGCTGTGGCTGAGGACGACCTACCGTTCTGAGGGGTAATAGATGGATGAGCGTATTCGACCCACACAGCGTCAGCCAAGAGAAACTACAGCACTTCCGCAACGCCGCAGAGCAGGCGTGGGCGGACGACACGCGGCACCCTGACTTTCAGGGCCACCCGTGCTCTGCTGCGGGTCAGTGCTACGTCACATCCAAGTGGCTACAGGGCAAGCTAGGCGGACACGTCGGGCAGAAGGGAGGCCACTACTTTTGGGCCTCACCGGACAAGCAGTACATCATCGACCTCACCGGGGACCAGTACGCTTACGAGCCTACTGACAAGCGGGCGCAGATCCCGCAGGACGGCGAGGACGAACCGTGGGAGCCACCACAGGATCACCAAGAACACCGGCCTGGGCCGGTCGTTTACACACGCGCAGATCACCCGCTCTACAAGGGCTTCCGGGTGAAAGAAGATCCGGAAAATCCGCGTGCGACACTCTTCGGTAAGAGGGCGGATCTGGCCCTTGAGCAGAAGCTCCCACCACGAACGGCTGACGCGGCAGGTGGTGGCGCAGGACTAGGAGGGGACGCCTACCCCGGAGACACGCCGCAGAAGGAGGAGGACTACAGCCAGAAGTATTTCCATGACGCACTCAATGATCTACTACTAACCCAGGAGGCTCCCGACGAACATGAGTACAGATGGTTCTTTGGAAACGGACAGCTACATGTATCACCTTTTCATAATCACGACGAACTCCGAGAGCATTCCGGTGTCGCTGCGGACGACGGTGGGCCTAGCGCCGCTGGTGTCGTCAACGTTGCGGGAGGGACAGCGATTTGGCGTGCTGAGAGTAACATCGCAATACGCGGACTCGCCAAGCGACTCGAAGAATACGGCAAGAGTGTGGGTTGGGGATGGGGAGGACTGGTGCGAGGAAACGGAGAATCCTTCGGTGATGACTTTGGCCCTAAGAAGTCTTACTGGTTTGGATGGAAAGCCGGGGTCCAGATTGGTGAGCATCCGTTCTTTCACGCGCTTGGCCGATTTACTACTAGAGGACGTGAGGTCTTCCTTCCGCGCACTAGCTCCCGAGTCCGAGAAGGACTTGAGGAATGGGCAAGGGACTTTGGCTACCGTATAGCCGAGTTCCCTGGCGGCGGGAACATGATGGACAAGCTCAAGAACAAAGAGACTCTGGACATCTACGACAAGGGCAACCCTGACAAGGGTGAAGTTCCATCACAGTACGAAGGCACTCCGCAGGGTGAGTTGACATGCCCGCACTGCGGAGAGCACCTACCCGACTACATGCAGTGGGTCATGCACATGGACTCACACGACGACGAGCACGATCATGGTGAACTGGACGATGGTCACTTCCCGACAATCGAAGGGCTGGACGAGCCGCTACAGCTACGCCCGATGAACAGTGAACCTTCAAGTTCTCCGTTGGAGTAAGCAACCGGCTATATTATGACACGAAACTCATCGGTAATTACTATGGATAGCTTATGTGAGTGTGGTTGTGGGAAAATGGCTCCTATCGCAACCAAGACAAACGTTTCAAGGGGTCATGTCAAAGGACAACCTGTGCGATTCATTCGCGGACATTACAAAGGCGGTAGTCCAGGCCGTCGTGTGCCAATTTGGGATATTAGCGAAGATGGGCGTATGGCGACGGGGGAATGTAAGCGGCATGGCATTGGAAAGTTCGTTCTTCGAGGCGATGGGACAATGCGTTATCGTTGCCAATCTTGCGCTAGCATGCACGCTCGCAATTGGAATAAACGACGTAAGGAAACGCTTGTCAAGGAGCATGGGGGCAAGTGTGTTATTTGCGGATACGATAGATACCTGGGCGCTTTTCATTTCCACCATCGGGATCGTACGACAAAGGAGTTTCATGTGAATCAACATGGACCTGGAATTGAGGCAGCGCGGGTAGAGGCAAAGAAGTGTATTCTGCTCTGTGGCAACTGTCATTCCGAGGTTGAGGGTGGGTTCAGTGAGCTTCCGTAAGGACTCTATGACCGTGCAGCCGCTCGCCAGTGTCAAGGAGGCTGCTCGCGCACCAGACTACGCCGAATACGGTGGCTGGTGGGGCTTCAACGACAAGCAGTTCCGGGTCTACGGCGGCTATCTCAACGGACAGCTTGTCGGCTTCGGCGTGGTCAAGCTCGACAGCGACGTGCCGAGAGTCATCGTGGTTCACTCAGCGGTTCGTGAGGACGCCATGAACGAGGCCATGCTCCGTCGCATCGCGCTCCACTTCCCGAGCCTCAAAGCCGGTGCTGACAGCCCGGAGGAGGAACGCCTCCTATCCCGAGTGGGACTGCTTGAGGCACAGCCGGGACTATGGCTCAAGATCGCTGGTCAGGAAGGCAAGGACATCTTGCAAGCGCCGATCCCGTTCGTCTACGATGTCGAAAAAGACGAAATCGAAGTCGGGCACCCCGGCCAGAAAACAGCGGACGTGCAAGGCGAGTTCACGCCGGGTGGTATAGTGGAGGGCTACTATGAACCTGGCGGCAAGATGGTCATCACGACCAAAACATCGATCCCCTACACGAACTACCACATGGTACAATTGTGGTATTGGAGTCATCCAACGTTGGAGGTAACAGGAGTGGACTATGAAAACACAGGACAGAAGAAGGTCAAGCTCGCATCGGAGGATGTCGGGCAGTACATCCGCACACTCGCGTCTGCTGACCCTGCGGCGTGGAAGGCGTATCAAGCTCTTGGTGCTGCTGGCGGTCACGTATATGTGGTGGGCGGTGCGGTCCGCGATGCCCTCCTACAACGTCAACCCAAGGACATTGACTTGCTGGTTGGTGGTCTACCTAGCGAGGAGGTTCACCGAATCCTTACGTCACTCCCTGGACAGGTTGACATGCGCGGTTCGAGGTTCGGCATCTACGTCTACCACACGCACGGCAAAGAGGTAGAGATTGCGCTTCCACGCAAAGACGACTACGAGGGTGGCAAACGCGCTGATGTGAAAATCAGCGCCGACCCGAACCTACCTATCGAGAAGGATCTGGAACGCCGTGACTTCACCGCGAACAGCATGGCCGTGGACCTCAACAGCGGTCAACTCATTGACCCATTCGACGGCTCAGGCGACATCAGCCGTGGCGTGCTTCGCACCACTCACCCGAAGTCATTCAAGGAGGATCCGACGAGGCTTATGCGTGCGCTCACCGCTACCTCGCGCTTCGGCCTAGAGCCGGATGAGAAGACGAGGGCCGAGATGGGTGAATCCGCGCACATGCTCGACCATGAGTCACCGGACGCCCTACGGGTCCAGCTAGAGAAACTGATGGTGAGCGCAAACCCGGCACGGGCGGTACGACTCGCGCAGGAAACTGGCGTGCTTCACCACCTATTCCCGGAGCTTGCGGAGAACTACGACTTCGACCAGCACAATCCACACCACAACTACTCCCTTGGCGACCACTCACTACAGGTGCTCGACAACATGGCGCGAATCACACCTAACCCTGACATGCGCCTCGCTGCGTTGCTTCACGACATCGGCAAGCCGGGGTCGCAGTGGTTCGACGGTCACGGTGTGGCTCACTACTACCCACGTCCGCAGCACCTAGACGCAGAACTCGCTCCTGGGGGTAAGTGGCAGCGTGCCGAGAATTGGGGCGCGGACCACGCAGCCTTGGGCGCGAACATGGCCGAGGCCCGCCTGCGTCAGACCTTCAACTACCCGGTGGAGAACATGCGCCGCATTCACTCACTCATCAACGCCCACATGTTCGGCAACTTCGAGAAACCGAAGGGGGCACGCAAGTTCCTACAGCAGAACGGCCAGCACGCCGACGACCTACTCACACTGCGTGAATGCGATGGGGAGGGCAAGGGCACCGAGAGCACAGACAATGTGGAACAGATGCGCCAACTCATCGAAAACGAGCGACAGCAGGGTGCTCCCACCACTCAGTCCGCGCTAGCTGTCAACGGTAACGACATTATGGGCCTTGGCATAAAGGCAGGCCCGCAGATCGGCACCATTCTGCGCCAGCTAACAGATGACGTGGTAGACGATCCGAAACTCAATGACCGCGAAGCTCTCCTACAGCGCGCTCAGGAATACGCCGATGCTCAGCCAGGTAGCTAACGTCCTAGACCCGATCCACGACACGCTTGATCCCCGCGTGTGGGAGAAAGCTGGTTCAGGGCACCCGGTGCTCAAGCCGAAGCACGCCCACTGGATCAAGAAGTCGATCTACTCGACGCTGGATCAGGCAGGTTACACCAACCCGGAGCAGTGGCTCACACTCTGTTTCACTGGCTCGCTCACCACTTACCAGTACAGCGACGACAGTGACGCGGATGTCAGCCTGTTCGTAGACAGTGAGAAGTTCCCCGAGTGGAGCAGGGCTGAGATGATCGGCCTCATGGTGTCACAGCTTGACGAGCACTACATGCCGGGTACCCCGTACCCTCTACAGGCGTTCGTGATCCCCGAGGGTGTCAAGCCGCATGACATCTACCGACCAGGGCTGCGCAGCGCATACGACATTGACAACAACAAATGGATCGTGGCTCCCGAGAAGCAGCGTATCCACGACATCGAGTCAGAAGAGAATGGCTTCTACTCCTGGGCGTTGCAGATGGCTGACAAGATGGAGCGACTGCTGCGCTATGAGCCGAAAAAGGCGGTGGACTTCTGGCACGCCATTCACCGTCGTCGCAGGCGTGACATGCAGGCGGGGAAGGGTGACACCGCCGAGAGCAACATCGTCTACAAGTTCCTCGCACAGCGTGGCCTCCTGCCACAGATCGCACAGGAGAGCGGTGAGTACATCGCCTCTACCAAGACCTCTGCTCATCGCCTGGAATACGACCGGGCTATTCACCCGGAAGGCAAGGGTCTGCTATTCACAGACGGCTCAATGTGGACGTGGCCGACCAAGGACTTGAAGCCTCCGCACATGCGCTACAACATGGAGGCAAAATCGCAGGGACTACAGACAGTACCAGGCAGCGCCTTCGCGATCAAAGAGGGCAAAGTGTGGCAGTTCGGCGCAGGGCGCAGCCTCAACCCACAGCAGCAAGCTCAGATTCAGAGCATCGACCCTCGCCTCGAAATGGCACCTTCGCGTCGGCAGGAAGAACTCAACACCGCAGAGCCAGGGTTCGGCCACGGGCAGAACGTGCTCGACATTCTCGAACGCCAGGATAAGCAGGCGGGCTACGGCGGGCATGCACGCGATCTAAGGCCAAGGGATGAACTTGAAATCCTGCTCCGCGAATACCGCGAAATGGCACAGATGAGTAACAAGCACGCCCTGCCTCTGAAAATGGCGATCAAATCCCTGGAAGAAGAGCTAGGCGAGCACGACCGCGTGCTCAGCACATGGCAGGTTGTGGCGATGCCGTACGACGAGCAGTTCATCAACGAACTCAAACCCGAACACACCATGGAGAAGGGTGACGATAGTGGTGAGTTCTTGGTGCCGACACTTCACGCCATACACCCCACTCAGGGCGAGGTAGGCCACCTACAGTACACTACGGGTGATGAAGAAAACCCGTTCCCTCCGGGTGTGCTGATGCTACGCACGCATGAGCCATACAAGCGCAAAGGGATCGCTACCTGGATGATGGACAAGCTACAGGAGCACTACCCTGACCAGCCTATCGACATGGGTGGGTATTCAGACTCCGGGCGAGAATGGGCGCGGGCCTACCAGGGTGACGAAGGTTACAATCCTGCCACGTTTGTAAAGGATCTCAAGCCACTTACTGAATACGAGTTCTATCACATGGGGTCTACCTCACTGCACGAACTGGTGGAGCGCATCTTTACCGGCGTCATGGAAGGTGGTATTACCCTCAACCTCGCAGGCGAAGAGCCGACAGCCCGTTACGGGTTTGCGCCCGACAAGAGTAGCGAGGAACGCATCTCGTTGCAGACGGTGACACCGCACGACATCGAAGCGTACATCCAGCACCACCTGCGCGAGCTATCTCAGCCTGGGAAATACGTGGGCGCTTGGATAGCAGAGGGCGATGTGTGGCTGGATGTGACGGAAAGCCATGAAGATTTGAATGAGGCATACAAGCGTGCTTGGAATGGAAATCAGCGCGCTCTCTACGATAGTGTAGCCGAAGAAGATATTCCAGTGAGGGATTCGGGCATTCCTCCGATAGAACCGGAATCCAATGAACCACGGTGAATACAGAACCTACGTAAGTGGATGTCGTTGCGACGAGTGTCGAGAGGCAAATCGTGTGTATAAGTGTGATTGGCAACGTAAAAATCGTACCAAGGCGAGGGCGTCCTCTAAGCGTTGGGAAACCAACCATCGCAAAAGAAGGAACGAAGTCAAAAAACGCTATTGTGACAAAAACCGTGAACGCATCCGTGAGCAGAATCTAAAGGCTAAACGAAAATGGGCAACTAACAACCCGGAGAAGGCTCGCGCTGACAATCATAGAAGCAGCAATACTCGTCGTGCTCGCGAACACAATGCGTTTATTGAGCAGGTAGAACGGGATACGGTCTACGAGATGCACGGCGGCATGTGCGGAATCTGCGAGCAGTTCATCGACAAGAACGCACCCGAAGCGCTAGAACGCATAGCGAAAGGCGAAGCGTGGTTTCACGTAGACCATGTGATACCCTTGAGCAAGGAAGGTTTGCACTGCTACGCCAATGTGCAGCCTGCTCATCCTTCATGTAATAGACGGAAGAGCAACAAATGCTAGATTGGAAGATCACTATGACCCAGGATGATGAGGTCTGGTTCGAGGACTACGTTCGCTCGTACATCGGGTCGGACTTGCCTCACCTGCCTCCGCACACCACCAAGGTAGGTGCGACCACGGCTACCTGGGTCGAACCTCAGCCGGGGTTCTACACGCTTCAACTGGTGGGTGGCTCCCACGACGATCAGTGGTTTGCTGAACAGTACGTGAGCGGCATGCTTGAGGAGCACGGCCTAGAGCGCCAGATGTTCACTTTCACCCATGAACACAAGACCGCCGACTACTCAGACGTTGAGTCCAAGGCGGTTCGGTTGATCCAGTCGGGCAAAGTTCACGTTCAGGCCAATCACGCCGACGAGATTCAGGGCATCGTGGAAGGCGACCACGGCACTTACGAGGTCAACATCAAGAAGGACGCCAACCCGGAATCGGAATCCATCTCGCGGTGGAACTGCGAATGCGATTGGGGTCAGTTCGCGTGGGGACGCACCCGTCAGTGGAAGCGCTTCGAGGGTCGCCCGTGCGCGCACGTACTCGCGCTCTATTGGGCGGCTCGATCAGTGCCGCAGGAGATGGAACAGATACCGGAAGGGTGGACCGAACAGCCAGCTACCGCCGAAGGCACGCCAGAAGGCCCAGCGGCCCAGCGCATCCAGCAGGGTGAATACCCCGGCGCAGGAGGGATGGTCCCGCCAGGGGCGTCACCGATGCTCATGCAGCCTCCACAGGTACCGCAGGCCGTGGGCCAGGGTATGCCTCCGGGCCAAGCTCCCGAACCGAGTCCCGCACTGCCACCGTACCCGGCCAATCCTGAGAACATGCCCGCCATGAACCCGGTATCAGTGCCCGGTCAGAAGCCGCAGTCGCCCCTCAACCCGATCCAGAACGCCGGGGGTACCTTCTCGCACGTAGCGGCGGAGAAGTCCCCGTTCAATGAAGGCGACATGGTGCAACTCAAGCAGGACGACATCGGCCAATGGGTCGGCCTCAACGGAGGCGATCCCAAGGCGGTACCAGCCAACAGCATCGGCCAGGTCGAAGGCACCCACCCGAGCACGGGGTTGGTCGAAGTCTACTACCCCGGTCCTGCCGCCAACAATGGGCCGAACGAACCGCACGGGGTCAAGGCGTGGCACTGGCCCGCCGACCTCATCGCTCGCCCGGACATCCCACCTTACGGATCAGCCACCACGACACGAAGGACTTGACAACCTGCACAGAGCTTGATACTCTGTGCGGATGCTTGTGAAGCTCATCGCCACAGTCGCGTTCGCGCCGTTCTTCCACCACGCGCCCAAACCGCGTCGTCATCACCACCGGAGTCAGCCCTCTTTCGAGGTAGCCGGGGCGACATCGACGTTCGGCTACCCCGCCGAAGGCCCAGGACAGACCGCAGATGGAGGGACCACCGAGCGGCCCTGCATCGCCATCCGCGACGACCGTACTCTAGGCCACTGGTTCAAGGTCACGGTCGATGGGCGCACTGCCCGCCTGCTTCACTGCGATTGGGGACCGGCTAGCTGGACAGGACGGGCCATTGACATCACGGGCGAAGGCGTACGCGCGTTGGGGTTCAGCCAAGCGGGATACCCGACCGGCGCAGTAGGAGTTGCGAGGGAGTTGGGATAATGCGTTCTGGCTTTCGAGGCGTTACGTGGAGTAAGACTCACGGCAAGTGGCTCGCGAGCGTCAAAGTCGATGGCAAGCACGTCTACTTGGGTGTGTACGAGGACGCAGCCGACGCCGGGATAGCCGCCAGTGACTTCCGTCTACAGATGGCGATCCCGCGCAAGGTCATTCAGCGTCGGGCGAACGCGGATCGTTCACGCGGAGTCAAACGGCACAAGGAAAAGCTCGACCCCGTGGTAGCGCGAGCTATCGCTCTCAAGGGCCACGCCGTGCGCAAACAGTCGGGATGCCTTCACCCCGACAACAAGAGCGGCATCACGGGTATCAGTTGGAACAGCAAGCGTAACCGATGGTTCGTCCAGGTGCGCGACAAGGATGGTGTCAAGAAACGGCTTGGCTCGTACAAGGACTTGGACGAGGCGAAGCGCATGGCAGAAGCGTTCTACGAGACAGGCGAAGATCCTCGCTTGACATCTGCGGGCATGAGACAGGGTTGGCTCCCAAGGACTCCTGCGAACACGTCTGCGGCGATTGCGAGGGCACGCGCAACGAGCTTGACGGCCACCCATGCCTGACGTGTGGAGGCACCGGCCTCCGCTCGCGGTTCTTCAACGAGTTGGTGGCGGAGTCTAGCTGATGGAGGATCGACGCTATGAGTTCTCGCCCACAGGTGGTCGGGCCGATGCTATCGCCAAGGTCATCGCGACCATCGAGGCGGCGAGCCATCTGAACCTCCCATTCACGGTCACGACCGAGAAGGGCGAACACTTCCGCAACGGCGGCAACGTCAACAAGGCCACGATCCTCAGCTATCACGTCGTGGTCGGCAACAAGATGTCGCCTGAGCTTGACAAGCACGGGAACCCCTGCTAAGGTACAGCTATGACCGCTATCCAAGACATCAAAACCACCCTTGAGAACCGTCTAGAGCTTCTAGACTATGCCTGCGAACAGGAGAGGCCCGGTACCGCTGCGTTCGATGAACTGTGCGGTCGCCACGAAGAGAGCAAGACCATGTTGGAGCTAGTCAACTACTTCGCCACGACTCGCGAGGACGTTGAAGATGAGGCTCCCGCCTACTGCGACTGCGACGAGTGCGCCTGCGAGTACGACGAGGACGACTTGGACATCAGTCTCACCATCGACGGCTCCGAGGTAGTCTCCCTGGACGAGTTCCAAGAGATTCGTGCCTACAACTACGAGCTTGCCATTCGCACTCTTGTCCAGCAGGAGGCGAAGCTGTCAACCTATTGGGCGCTCAAAGAGCTAGGTCTACCGATCCCGTACGACCTACGCAACGAGTGCTGGCCGCTCGACCCGGACAATCCTGACAACCAGCCTCGCGGCACGTCCTGGCAGCCCTAGAGTGTATCTAGTAGAAGTCGCCCCTCAACGGTGGACCGTCCGCGAGCAGAAGCCCAAAGCGGGCAAACACTCTGCGCACACCAAGATCCTTGGGACCATCGAGTTCCATGAGTTCTGGACGTACAAGAACGGTGTGAGGGTGCAATCTGGCTTCTGGATCGCACGGCCACCTGACCACGGCTGGAAGGAAACCGGCTGGAAGAAGGTCGAGAGCAAGGACGCTGCTCTCAAGTTCCTCAAGGACCGAGCGAAGAAGTGAAGCGGGTTGCCATTACTGGCACCCGTGTCCACAAGGACGCCAAGACGCTTGAAGATGACATCCGAGACTGTAGGTACGCTTGTCATAGTGACCTAGCTTTATACGCCACTTGAGCTTTGTACGTCGAGCGCACAATAATAGACGATGAGTGAGTCAAACGTAGCGGATGTTGCAACACAACTTGAGCTTGAGCGGGTCGAACGAGCACGGGTATTAGCTGCCGGAGAGCGCGATAGAGAAATCGTGGCGGCTGAAAAGCGGGCGAGATATGAAGCCCTTGTTGAGGCACGTCTCGATGGATATGACGAGCATTTCAAGATCATCAATGGCTCCATCGGTCGTACGGCTGATGCGCTAGAAGCGCTCAAGATCAGCCTCAATGCCGCGACAGCAGAGAAAAAAGCCATTGTTGGACTACAGACACGACAGATCGCAGCGCTTGCGACCATAGCCACACTCTTGTATGTGGTCCTCAGCTTGATAGGACACGCATGAGTTACTCAGAGAATTCCTCTCACTGACTGTAACGCCACTCGGACTCGCTGTATTCAACGGCGTGACCATGCTGGTAGCAGCCGACCTATGGCATCGCAAACATCACTGAGGGATCAAATCACCGGGGTTCTCGGACGTAATAGACGATGAGTGCATCTCGCGTCCAAATCCCTATAGTCGTCCAGTCGCTCGTTGAAGTCGAAACGGTCGAAAAAGTCGCGGTCAAGGTCGTTGTCCCTGTCCATGAAGCCAAAGTCGAAATCAAACGACGCGATGGCAACCCGATCAAAGTCTACGAAACGGAGTCCGGGGCGGAAATCTCGAACAAACTGCTCACGGACACTAACGGACAGGTCAAAGCATGGGTCGAAGAAGGCCCATATCTCATCACCGCAGAAGGCGGCGAACCAAACATCGCCCTCACCAACTACACCTTCGACGCCATCACGGGTCGGGGTGTTGAACACGTTGCGGATGAAGTCGTTGCCCTCACCGACCTCGTATTGGCCCAGCAGAGCTTCTTTGTCCCCATCGGCACTGTGTTGCTCTACGGTGGAGAAGCCGCAGCGCCTCCTACGGGGTTCCTGACGTGCTCCGGGCAGGAAGTGGCGCAGGCGACCTACCCCGTCCTGTATGGTAAACTGAAAGCTAAATATGGATCAGCTTCCGCAGGTAACTTCCGCCTCCCTACTGGCCTCATCGAAAACGTCGCGAAACAGACGTTCGTTTCCATCATACGTCACGACTGAAACCCTATGCTGACTCTCGAAGCTAAGGCGGCGGCTTGGGATAAGAGCGACATCGAGATGACTCCATCCGAGAGGGCGTACACACTCAATCCAACGGAACAAAGGGTGAAGGCCATTCAGAATGAGCGCATCGACCAGTGGAGACTCAAGAAGCTTAGCCCCGAGCCCACGCAGACTAAGATGGCGACAGAAACTCGAACTCAGCAGCTACGTCGAGCGGAAGGGTTAGAGCAAGAACACGGTCAGCCAGATATGTCGGTGCCCGTACATGACTTTGGCAACGGGTGGACTATCCGCGAACCTCAGACTCTAGGCGACCTCCGTCGCGAGGGTGAGTTGATGGGAAACTGCTTTAGGCCCGAGTGTCACGAAGGAATTGCTGAAACCATAAATCCTGAGTATCAACCTTATGCAAAGTTTGTGACCATGGGTGGTCAACCGATGAAATTTGGTGAAAGAACTGAACGTGCGTCGGGTCAACCTGTTCTAGTTGGTAACCTACATGAGATTCCATGGAATGCACCGATACGAGAGAAGGGTCGGTACTTTTCATTGCGCGATCCCGACAACCTACCTCACGTTAGCATTGATCATACAGATGATTACAACGGTGTATTGGGCAAGCATAACGTTGAGCCAAAGCCCGAGCATCGGGAAATGGTAGATGATTGGGAAACGAAAGAGTTTGGGGAACCCCTTGGAGGATTCCGTGAGAGTAGTTTCAAGAAAGATGAGATGCACATTGGTGCAGGTGTTCCTAGCCAAGCCGGGGTTGAGATAAACCAATGGGTACACGATCAGAAGTGGCCCGAAGGCACGGAGCTTGAGGATGTGGATGAGTATCACATCACCATGTTGTTCTTGCAGGGAGAAGGTGCTGGTGAGCATCGAGATGATGACTGGACTCATGAGCGTCATGCGGTCACCGTCAAGGGCATCAAGGAGTTTCCTCCGAGCAAAGAAAAGAGCAAAGAAGGGTTGCACCCTATCGTGCTGCTCGTAGAGGGTGAGTCTCTACAGGACCACCATGAAGCGCTAGTGGACAAGGCCGAGGATAGGGGTCTAGAGGTCGGGGAGTACACTCGCGACAAATACTCACCGCACATCACCATCGCCTACGGCCCGAGCCTGCCAGATGGTATCTCGCCGCCCACCATCACATTCGAGACAGAAGAGTCCAGCGTGAGCGATGCTCGCGAGGATCGCACGCTCGATGACATCTTCGGTGACGCGGATGGCAGCTACGGTGATATGTGGGTGAACAAGACCGAGAAAAAGGTCTACTGGTCGTTCGGGGATTGGGAGCCAGAGCTAAGCGACGAGGCCAAGCCTCTCATTGAAAAGGAGTACCCCGGCTTCAAGTACGACGGCGAATCCGAGCAGGGCGATCCGGGCGAGCACACTGAGTACAACCGTGACACGAAAGAGATGGACCGTACCAAGGTACCGGGGTGGAAAACGATCTACCAGAGGGGTGAGAAGGTCAGCAAGGTTGCTCGCAGTGAATGGGTCTGCCCCGAGTGTAACCATTCGGAGTTCGATGGTGGAGAAAACTCAGACGCGATGCTCTGCCCGAACTGCGAGAGCGAGATGTACCCTTACCCACGCGAGGACTTCTACGACACGCTCAGGTCTGAGGACTTGCCCGAGGGTGGGTTGTGGCACATGGCACCCACAGAGGAACGAGCACGCATCCAGCAGCACGGCCTACAGCCTGCGCATCCGAAGGACAACCCTCAGTGGCAGAACGTGTTCGGTATCGAGTTCCAGCCCGAGGGAGTGTACGGCACTCCCTACGAGGAGGGTACCTCCTATTGGGGATTCCCCACCGAGAAGGACAAGTGGTTCGTCCCGGCTGACCAGATCAAAGAGATGAACCGTGACCCGCTCACGCGGGCTATGTCTGTCCCTCACGCAGTGCAGCCACAACTTCACACACCAGCCGAGGAGCATTGGGATTGGAAGAACAAGACGATCCCACAGCCGCATGACTACTATGAGTCAATGGTGAAGGTGGCATCCGAGTACCCGATAGTGGACTGGCCCAGGCTCGCAGCCGACATCTTGGACAAAGGGCTAGCTCCGAAGGGTATGCCTCGCCCGCTAGGGGAGCACCCGACGCTAGGGTTGCGCCCGGTGCCGTGGACACAGAAGAACCTCAACGAGCCAGAGCAGGGTTCAGGGTGGGGTATGGTACACGCCGACCGTTCCAAAAAAGCGAGGGAGAACAGCTTGTGCCTACTGTGCGGTGAGCCGGTGGACCAGGGCAAAGTGTTCGTAGATGTGAAAGCCCGCAAGGAGTTCGCAGACGAGTACGGTCACGATGACCTACTCCCGTGGGCGCGTGCGGATCAGTCGTCACCTATCGTGGACAGGGGTGCTATGCACGACCGATGCGCCGAGCTAACAGCGGCTCACTGCCCGCATATCAAGGACGCGATCAACAACGGAGGGGTACTCCAAGCACCTTATCGCAAGGACGCTCCGGGTAGCCCGCTTTCACAGTCACTCAAGCAGCGATGGGAACAGCAGATGGCACCAGCCACCGGGTTCCCCGATCCCAACTACATCACGCCGGAAGAGTGGATGCGGATGAAGAGTGAATCCTCAGACTCATGGAGGCCCAAGACACTCTGGCCTCCGGGTGAGTCAGAAGGGGAGGGTACCACTCCCGATCATGGTGACGTGAGCGCACCTTACACACCACGCAACCCTCTAGAGCGCACAGACGACGAATGTCACTGTGGGGAGGGTACCCATTGTGAGGTTCACAACCCGTTCGTCCCCAAGGGTAACGAGGGTGACGGTTCACGCTCATGGCGAACCGCTAGTGAACAACCGATGTCAGAATGCCCTGATTGTGAACAAGACTGGCGCGAGATAGAACTAGATCGTGACCGCCTATGCCCTATGTGTGGAGGACAGGTAGTACCGCTGGAACCAACAGCGCCGAAGATTCATACACCGCAATCTGACTGGCACACCGACGCCGGGTGGAGTGGTATTCCGCAGGCATTCGGTAGGGTAGGTGCGGATGAGTATGACAGTAGGAGTAGTCAAGATGATATACTAGAAGGATGGGTAAGATCACAGCCGACTACAAGAACCGACGCAAGGTCTGTAGCAAGTGCAAAATCGAGAAGTCATTCGATGACTTCTGGCCTCGCAAGGAGGGAGGACCATATTCCTCCTGCAAGGAATGCCATAAAGAAGAGTGTAAGCGCAATAGAGACAAGCTCAGGGCAGACATCATTGCCCACTACTCTGACGACACCAACCGATGCTCCGGGTGCGGAGAGGACAGATTCATTGTTCTGGACCTCGACCACATCGATGGTGGAGGATACAAAGAACGGAAGGAACACCATCGAGCAAAGGGTACCAAGTATTCCGATTCATCCGATCCGCTTTATCGACGCCTCCGCAAAGAAGGATACCCCATCGGATACCGCGTTCTCTGTCGTAACTGCAACTGGATCGCCTGGGTCGAACGTCGAGAAGTTCGGAGCAGAAGAGGCGGATAGTCGTGCTTACCAGGACTCACACATGCTCGCGCCCAACCTTCCCAACGAGAAGTCATTCGCCATGGACGCGGATGGTAACTACCGGGGTTGCACTTGTGAGTGGGATAAGCTGAAATGCCCGATTCACGGTATGAACCCGGAGAAGGAAGATCCCGGCATGGAGTGGAGCATCGCGCAGGGTTCACCCGTGGGATGGCATGAGGAAAACTACACCAAACACAATGACACCTAAGATCAAACATGGCACGCAAGGTGCCTACTGCAATCACAAATGTCGATGTGAGCTTTGCCGACAGGCTCATCGTGAATATCAATACGAGTGGAATCGACGGAATCCAACACGGATAAAACGAGAAAAACGAGAATCGTATCAACGCCATAAAGCGAAAAGACTTGAGGCA